ACCGAGCGCGCCTACTTCATGCAGGTGGCGCTGTCGCTGCTGTTCGACGGCAACTACTTCACCACCGCGTTCCCCAACGTCGTGGATCCGCAGGTGCTGACCGTCCTGCCGCCATCCCGGGTCGATGTCGTGGACGTTGGCGTGTACGACATCAAGGACGCAGCGGGCCACACGACCCGGCGACTCGGCCCAGCCGAGATCATCCACGGTGCCTGGATCGTTCCGCCCGGCGAGCTCCGCGGCATCGCGCCGCTGGAGATGCTGCGCCGCGGCGTCGGCGGGGCCATCGCCGCCGAAGACTTCGGGGCCCGGTTCTTTGGGCAGGGCGCGTCCATGTCGTTCGGCGTGGAGGTGCCCGGCCAGCTGGACGGCAACCAGAAGCAGGAGCTCCGCGACAACCTCAAGAAGCGATACACCGGCCTGCACAACAGCCACGCCATCGGCGTCCTGACCGGCGGCGCGAAGTTCGTCTCCGGCCTCCAGCCGACGCCCGAGCAGGCGCAGATGCTGGAGACGCGCAAGTTCTACGTCGAAGACCTCGCCCGCGCCTTCGGCATCCCGCCTGGGCTGCTTGGGTCGCAGGAGCCCGGCGCGTCGTCCTACGCCTCGGCCACCGTCTACGACATGCAGTTCAAGGAGCGCGCGGTCCTGCCGCTCGCCAACCGGATCGAGGACGGCCACGACCGGCTGGTGGAGGTGCTGCCCGCCGCGGTGCGGATCCCCGGCGCGTCCGCGCAGTTCAAGGTCAACCTGGACAGCGTGGCGCGCGTGGACATCCTGACCCGCGCGCAGGCGTACAACCAGCTCGTGCTGGCGGGCGTGATGAAGCCCTCCGAGGCCCGCGTCAAGGAGGACTTGCCGCCCGCCGCTGGCGCGGATCGGCTGTTCATGCAGTCGCAGATGGTGCCGATTGACCAGATCGGCGTGACCCCAGCCGCCCCGGCGGCGCGTTCCGAGGAGTCCGCAGCATGACCGACCAGTTCGAGGTCCGCGGCACGGACCTCTGGCCCGACGCCGACATGGAAATCCGTTCGATGGGCGACGGCCTGGAGTTCCAGGGCTACGTCGTCCCGTTCGACCGACCCAGCCTGCCGATCCCCGGCGGGCCCCGCGGCGACTTCATCGAGACGGTGCGTCCGGGCGCGTTCACCCGCACCCTGGCCCGCAACCCCGATCTCGTGCTGACCACGCAGCACAGCCTCATGGTGATCCCGCTGGGCCGCACCAGCTCGGGCACGATGACGCTGGAGCAGGACGGCTACGGCCTCCTGTCGCGCGGCATCCTCCCCGACAACGAACTGGGCCGCCCCGTCCGCGACGCCATCCGGCGCAAGGACGTTCGCGGGATGTCGATGCGCTTCCGCGTCCCGTCGCAGGCGGGCGAGAAGTGGAGCGCCGACTACGCCCAGCGCGACCTGCTGGAGGTGGCCCTCGGCCCCGAGGTGTCCATCGTCACCTTCCCCGCCTACCCCGACACGACGGCGACCGTCCGGCACCTCGCCGAGATCGCCGAACTGGAGCCGGACGCGCTGGCCGATGCCTTCGCCGTCCTGCGTGACCCCGAGGGCCGGCTGTCCAAGGAACAGCGCGACCTCCTGTTCGCGGCCGTCAACGCCAAGGTGGACGAGCCGTACCTGTCCCCCACCATCGCCCGAATGCGCGACGCCCTCCGGGGCATCGCGGCCTAGGGGTATCAGCCCGCCGTCATACCTCGCTACCGACCTTCGCGGCTCCATGCGCAGCCGCACGCGGGATCACTGGTAGCACGTCAAGGACCAGGGCTCCACATCGCAGAGCGATAGGAGCACTGTCCAGGTGAACAACACCGAGTACATCAGCCGGGAGTTCGACGCCTACCGGCGCGACTTCAAGGCCGCGCAGGAGATCCTCGACACGGCCGCCGCCGAGCGGCGCGAGCCGACCGCCGAGGACGAGCAGCGGTTCAACGCCCTCCACGAGTCCGCGGCGCTCCACAAGGCCCGCGCGGACAAGCTCGCCGAGATGGACAAGGGCGCGGCCGACATCGACCGCGAGATCCGGTCCCGCATCGGCGACATCAACGAGCCCGGGTCCGGCGCGCCGGCCGGGGCCCCCGTCAGCCTCGACCGCCAGATCGTGGATGGCGTCCGCTCCATGTGGGCGGCCATCTCGCAGGGCGGCGAGTCCCCGCGCCCGCTCAACTTCGTCATCGACCGCCCCGCCAAGGTCGGCTTTGGCTCCGAGCAGCGCACCATCGAGTCCATGCCGGGCATCACCGGCCCGCAGTCCGAGTTCAGCCGGCAGGTCGGGATCTACGCCCGCACCCTGAGCCCCTGGCTCGGCATCGCGCGCGTGTTCAACGGGACCGAGGGCTCGCCCCTCAAGCTGCCCCGCCTGACCACGGACCTCACCACCTACACGCCCGGTCAGGGCACGGCGATCACGGCCAGCTCCCCGGTGCTGACCAACGCCACGGCCACCCCGAGCGACTACAAGGCCCTGTCCTACATCACGCAGGAAGCCGCGCAGGATGACGAGATCGGCCTGCTCGATCTCATCGCCAACGACTGCGGCCGGGCCATTGGCCTCGCGTTCGGCAGCACGACCACCACGGCCGCGCTGACCGGCTTCACCAACGGCGGCACGGCCTCCGGCACGCCGTTCTACACCATGAACGACCTGATCGACCTCGTGTACGGTCGGGCCGTCCCCTACCGCCAGCGTGGCGTCTTCGTGATGGCGACCGGCGCCGCGCAGAAGGCCCGCAAGTTCACGGACACCAACGGGCAGTACCTGTGGCAGCCGTCCTCGCAGGCCGGCCAGCCCGACCGCCTGCTGGGCTACCCGGTGTACGAGGATCCCAACCTCGCCACCCCGGCGTCGGCCACGAAGTCCGTGCTGTTCGGCGATCCCTCCGAGTACGTCATCAAGCAGCTCCCGCTGCGCGTGGCGATCTCCACGGACTACGCCTTCAACACCGATCTGGTCGCCGTGAAGGTGGTCTACCGCGCTGGTGGGGCCGTGCGCCTCGCCGACGCGATGGCCTACCTCGTGAGCGGCAACAGCTAGATCGGCTAATCAGGTGCCGGGGCGGGTGCCGACTCGCCCGCCCCGGCGCACCTCAGTCGGGAGGTGAAACCTCGTGCGCATCCTGTGGGTCTCCAACTCGCCACTCTCACACTCGGGTTACGGCAGCCAGACGCGGCAGGTGGGCCGCCGCCTCCTGGCCGCTGGCTATGACGTCGAGTTCAGCGCCAACGACGGCAGCCGCGCGGGCACCTGGGAGGGTGCCACCGTCCGCGGCTCCGGCTTCGACCAGTACAGCCGCGACAAGGTGCGCGAGGACATCGAGCGGTCGGGCGCGGACTGGACCATCGTCCTGTACGACCCGTGGGTCTACATGCAGGCCGAGGGCGACCCCTTCGCGGGCAATCCCCGCGTCCTCGCCTGGGCCCCGGTGGACCACTACCCCACCCCGCCGTCGATGACGCCCTGGCTGTACCAGCACGGCGCGATTGCCATGAGCCAGTTCGGCCACCAGGCGCTCGCGCAGACCATCGAGGCCGGGCGGCAGCGGAAGGGCTACGAACGCGGCTTCCCGCTGTACTACGCCCCGCACGCCATCGAACCCGTGTTCCGGCCCACGCCGTCGGACTTCCGCAGGTCCATCAACGTCCCCGAGGACGCCTATGTCGTCGGCATCGTCGCCGCCAACACGGGCGGGCAGATCTACGACCGCAAGGGCTGGGGCGACATGCTCGCGGGCGCGGCGTGGTTCATGGAGTCGCACCCCGACGCCTACCTGTACCTCCACACGCAGCTGCGCCCGTCGGGCGGTATCCCGCTCCAGGCCCTCGTCAACTTCGTGCCGGGCCTGCCCGTCGACCGGATCCGCTGGGCCGACCAGTACCGCATGAAGGACGACGGCTACACCGACGCCGACATGGCCGCCGTCTACTCCGGGCTGGACGTGCTGCTGGCGACCAGTCGCGGCGAGGGCTTCGGTATCCCGGTCATCGAGGCGCAGGCGTGCGGTACGCCCGTCATCGTGTCCAACTGGACCGCGCAGCCGGAGCTGGTCGGCGAGCCGTGGGCCATCTCGAGGATGGGCCGCCGGCGCGAGGCGTCCGGCTGGGTCGTGTCGGTTGATCCCGACTTCGACCTTCGCCACGCCTCGTTCTTCGGCAAGCCGATCATCGCCGACATCAACGGCGCGCTGGCCGACGCCTACGCCCACCGTGGCGACCCCGACATCAAGGCCGCCGCCATCGCCAAGGCCGCCGAGTACGACGCCGACCGCGTGTTCGACGCCTACTGGCGGCCCATCCTCGCCGACATGGAGCGGGCCTTGACGGAGAAGCCCAACCGAGCCCAGCGCCGGGCCGCGCGGAAGGCGAAGGTGGCGGCGTGAGGATCAGCGTTATCACCGCATCGCTGCCGACCCGCGG